GCTGTGGGTTATCGGGCTCCTTTCGCATAGGCTTGCAAGCGCTCAGCCAATGCCGAGATGTAAAGCTCTCGTGTCTTGAAGGACTGCGCAATTGGCAGCGTCTGCCCCATGCTGTCAAGCTGAGCGTGCAATGTCGGCACGTCGAACGCCCCTGCTGCCTCAGTTCCCCGCACCAGGTACTCAGCCATCTTCCTGAACTGGGCGTCTGTTGTCGCCGTCAGTCCCATCTTCGTGAGGGGTGAGCAGATGGCTGGCTTGGCAACATCTACTCCCATGTTCAGTGGGAGTCTGCCTTCATGTACCGAGACCACACAGGAACGCTCCAAGGTGTTCACCCGCTCCTCTATGGCAGCGATGTCGATGCTGGCCTCAAGGGCTGTCACCTGCCTTCGCAGCTTCTCTAGCTCTTCCATGGCGACCCAGTTAGTCGTCCACGCGCTACGAATCCACGGCATGCTACAGTCCACATCCATAAGCCAGCACAGTCCACGATACAAACGTCTGAGTTTGCTTAGCATGTTCGTTCCTCCTTAGTGTGCCCGTCACCATTGACGACACAAAAAAGCCCCTGACCCGAAGGCCAGAGGCTTGATGTAGCATCAGGATGTGGCTGCCTAACCTGCTACGAGACACGCAAGGCGCTGTGCTGCTAGGCTACGTGCTGGCAGTGGGACCACTTCAACCAGTCGGCTCTGTACCTGTGGTGTTAGGCTGCTGCTGTCTACTGTTGCATGGTCTGCTAGCAGTTCCCGTACCGTGATACGCAGGGCTTGCGGTGCTGGTGCCTTGACTGCTTGCTGCATGGGCTCTGGCCTAGTCGCTACCTGATGGCGTCTGAGGCTGTAGCGTCTGGACGAGAGGGCTTGCAGGGTATCAGTCAATGGGTTAGTCATGGTGTGCCTTTCAGTACTGCCCTAATGGGCTGTTGACGTGGAGCAGAATGCTCCTGTACACAACAAAAGGCCCAGCCCCTTGCGGGGCCAGGCCCTTGGTTGGTGCTGCGGTGCTACCGCCCTTGGTAGTGGGCTACGAACTGCTTGGCGTCCAGCTTGCTTTGGTGTGTCGGCTTCGCTGGGTCCACTTGGGCCTTGAGGCGCATCGACCAGCCTGTCCCGATGACTACATCACCCTGTTCGACAGCTTCAATGGCTGAGGTGTAGGTATCGGACTGTGTCCAGTCTGGCACATGCAGCTGCAGTACTGGCGTCAGATGCTTGGCTGCATAGCACATCTTGACCCCTTGGTTTTTCTTCAGGCTGTTAGTGGTTCTGTAACCCTTCAAGACATGCAAGAACAGGTTCACGTTGTCACTAGCCTTTGGCATAGCCTGTGCTGCGGTAGTCACGGTCTGCCGTTGAACCTGCGCCTGCTCCACTGGCTGCTGCAAGGGCTCAGCCTTCTGCGTCAGATGGTCCAGTATTTGGTCCAGCTTAGCATCGGATGAGTTAGCCTGCTGCTCCAGTGCTTCAATGCGAGCCATGCAATCCTTGATGGTAGTCTGTGGCATTCTGTCCTCCTTGGACAATGGTACGGTCGAGGAACATCCTCGCCGACCGGACTTCCATTGTCTCAATTCCCCGCAGAAATAGCAAAATAAGGGCTAACTCTTTTGTTTACAATGACTTGCAGCGGATACCCTTGGGTCGATACCCATCCCTAGGTGCTGGACTAGGGCAATCGACATAAGGGTAGGCATTAAGGCGGGGGGAGGGGTCTTTTTGCTGGCCTTTCTGGGCCTGGGGCCCCATCCCGCCTACAAAAGTGAAGGGGAAACGTCAATAGCTTGACTGACCAGCGCATCGAGAGGTAGACTAGCGGCATTATGAGTGATTCAGGACCGCAAACGCTTAGTCCAGTCAGTCTACGGCGCATCACGCCTCTAGCTCCACGGCGAAAAGAGATCCCCTATGCGCTGACCCGAGATGGCACGGCATTTGCGGCGTTGCTGCGTGATATGCAGCGGCATGCGGGACTGAGCACGCGTGCAGTGGCGCGTCGTGTGGGTGTGGAACCGAGTTCCATCAATCAATACCTGTGGAAGAAGCGTGGCCGTGGGGGCAGCAGCACCTTGAAATGGTTTCTGCGCTTTGCGGAAGCCTGTGGGTGTCGGCTCTACCTGACATTTCCCACCGCAGAAACGGTGCGCTACCTGGAACGGATGCCGCCCAAAGCACCTATCCTGTTTGGGGTTGGAGGACCAGAAACACCATGCGACCCCTGAGCGCGGCTGAAGCTGACCAGTTTGCCCTGATGCTGCTTTCGGGAGCCCCCGTCAGTGACGCCATTCAATACTTCTGTGACCCACTGACCCCGGAGGAATTGCAGGCCGAGGCGATTGAACAGTGGCCTGCGCAGTCCGATGTGCTTGACGCCCTCCAACGCTACACGGGTGGGGAGGCATGGCACCGGATGACTGATGAGCAGCGCCTGGAAGTCGCCATCAAGAAGCATTACAACGAGATGTCCTATTTCTTGTGGACCGTCAATTATGTGGAAGCGGCTGGAGCCGATAAACTCAAGGCGGATACCTGCCGTGTAGCCCTGGAAACGAAATTAGCGGGGATGGCAGGACAGGAATCACCCCTCGCCCGCTTTTATCACGATATGCTGGCTAAGTATGACCACCAAGGTGCCATCAGCTAAATGGGTGCGCTGCCCCGAATGTGAAGACTGGTGGTGTCGGATTCACCGGCAGCATGTCTTTGCCTGTCCGTGTCCCCCGCTTGAGGACTGGACGACTGATCCTTACGGCGTACAGTCAACCGGACCTGCACACTAATGCCTGCCACTACCGTCGCCCCCCTGTTGCGTGACCGACTCATCACTGAATTTCGCCAGTTTTTGTGTACCCAGGTCGGCTTTATTCCCTTTGAACATCAGGCCGATTGGTGGGTCACGACCGATGGCTACACCCTGACCGAGCAGGTCGTAGATCCCGAGACGACCACCGAGCCCTTCATCACGCTCCGCCTCCCCACGCGCACACTAGAATCCAGACGCCTCGCGCGTCGTCCTGCCGGACGAGCAAAAGTAGTGGCCGAGCTGGGGGCGTATAAGTCCGGGAAGTCGGCGGGGGCTGGCTTGTGGGGTGCGGCCTTTGCAGCCGTCCCCAATGCACTGGTCTACCTGGTGGGCAATGAATACGATATGTGTGCCCCCGAGTTTGACTACATCCTGGAAGCGCTCTGCTCGGAACGGGGATTGAATCAAAAACCCACATCCCTCCAGAATCGTCCCAAGGACGGACGGTTGTGGTTGGAGCTGGAGAACGGGGCTCGCTTTGAAGCTCGCAGCTGGGAACGCTCCGAGTCCCTCAAGGGGAAAGAAGTCGACGCCTATATCTACTGCGAGGCCTATCAACTACCAGGCATCGAATGCTTCACCTCCGTGGCCCAGAACCTCCGAGTGCGTGAAGGCTATGCGGTGTTTCCGACCACTCCGGACAGGCCCTGGGTGGGAGTCTTTCACGACAACGGCCATGGGCATGCAGACTTTCCGGACTGGGTATGTAAGTGTGGCGTGTCAGCCCAGGTGAATCCCTACAGCTTCGATCAGCGGGCCATGGATCGGGATCGGCATCTCCTGACCCGTGAGAAATTTTCCATTGCCTACTTCGGAAAGCTCGGGGATTACGTCGGGCGTGTCTATAACTATCAACGGGGTGAGCGGCAGATCTCGCTGTCCAGTCATCCTCACCTCTGGCACCTGACTGAAAAGCCTGCCACCCGCGAGAACTTTCGACTCCCGTCAGATTGGCGCATTGAAATTGGGGCAGACACTGGCACCTATTGTGCTGCAGTCGTCGTGGGCATTACCCCAGAGGGACAGGCGTTCTTACTGGATGAGTTGACGAACTATACCTACATCGCAGGCACACCTGAAATGGACCCATCCGGGTCCTTGCTCTCCTGGGCACAGGCCTTGATCCGTATGGCAGCCCTGTGGCAGACACGTCCTATGGCCTGGGCCGATGCCAATAGTCAGTTCAAGCAGGAATTTTTGCACCATGGTGTGCAGCTCCTCCCAAATCATCGAGGGCGGGAAGTGCGCACCGAAGCCGCCCGACAGTACTTTCAGCATGAGCAGCTGTTCTTTGCGCCCTGGCTGACAGTGTTGCCCTTTGAAGTTGAAGGAGCCCAGTGGCCAGCACACACCACAGCCTCTGGACGGTACGAGCGCCTCAAGTCCAATGACCATGCGCTTGACTGTGTCGAGCATGTCTTGTCCCGACACCCTCGTGGCAAACAGCCCGCACCAACACCTGCATTTACACCCCCAGTCGGATCGGTGCAGTGGATGGGATCCCCTATCCGCAAACGCAAACGGGGACACGCTCCGGATGCACATTTAGGAGAGCAGTAGTGACGCAACCCAAAGTCGAACAGCGCTTGCGCACCGTAGAATCCAAGGTGCAATTCATCATGCACACTTTACAAATGTCTCGTCGAAATGAATCGACAGGGGGCACAGATTCACGTACATTAGATCAATTGTTTGAGGAGGCAACAACCCATGCAATGGATGGCAAAACACTTGCGCAGGTGGCTGCTGGGTCCTTTGCACGGGCCGCACCCGTGGGATCCAGCCCTTCACCAGCTACAAGCCCGGATGGATACTCTGGAGGCCTCGCTGATGAAACACCCACTCCCTTCAGTGCCCCAGCCGATAGCAAGCCCACGGGATGAATGGGATATGGCTGATAGCCCTGATGCCCATCTAGGAGCCCAGTAATGGCCGACAAAGCCGAAGCCCTGGCAGAGCACACAGAAGACTATAACCGGCTGCGTGCCCAGAAAGCCCGGAATGTGGGATCGGTGGAATTGCGGATCCTGACCAACCTCGCGTTTGTCTCTGGAGAGCATTGGGTGGGGTCCCAGAATCGGGTGTTGTTTACACGACGGCGGGATCCGAACAAGCTCTATCTGGTGTTCAATATCGCGGCCCAGATGTTGGGCAAAATCATGGGACGGTTGAGCAGTATTGCGCCCGTGTTCAAGGCCCGCGCCGATAAACAGGATCCCAAGTCGGTTGCTAATGCAGCCGTGGTCGACAAGCTCATCAAAGCCCTGGACGAAAAGCTCGATCAGCCCTCGCGCACCTGGGAAATTCTGTGGTGGACGGCTGTGGGAGGTGTGGCCTTTGAGTATGTGCCGTGGGTCAAGGATGCCACCATGGAACCCATGCCCCAGTTTGATGAAGCGACTGGGGAATTATTGTGGACCCATGTGGCGACGGGTGAACAGGTGCCCGATAGCATCCGGCAGCAGTTCTTGGCGCAAGGGGCTCCCAAGGAGCAGTTTGAAGTCGTGGAAGAAATGGTCCTGACTGGGGATGTCGGGAGTGAAGTCCTGAGTCCCTTGCAGGTCTTTATTGATGCCTCTGTGCGGTCCGTCGAAGACCTCGCCCCCGACCAGGCTGTGTATATTGCCAAGATTCGTACGCTGGGCTGGATTGAAGCGAACTATGAGATCAGCCCAGAGGTAGCACAAAGTATTCAGGACGCCAGTGAAGTGCGGATTCTGTCGACAGACATTAAGCAGTTTGGCGATCCTACGGGCTCAACGCATCTACAGGATTTGATTCCACGGATTCAAGGGACGCGCACTGAGAATGACCCGGACCTGGCCGTGGTGGTGGAACGGTTTCAGCCGGTGTCTGCAAAGCATCCCCATGGGCGCTATACCGCCTTTGTACCAGGGGAGCAGATTTTGCATGATGGGGTGAATCCCTATGGGTTCATTCCCCTGGTGGATTTCCATTGGGGCCCAACCGTGGCCTCGTTCTGGAATGGCGATTACGTCTCTGATCTGATTCCCCCACAACGGTTTTTGAACAAGCGGATTTCGCAGTTAGGGGAGCAGGCCAATGCCTCGATCTACGCGGATGAGTTGCTGGGGCCGACGCTGAAACGGGAGGATATTCCTTCGGATTATCCAGCCCCGATTGAGCATGGGTTGAACGAAGCAGGGGTCAAGATGGTGCAGCGGCGTGATCCTCCCAACTTGCCCACCTGGTTCATGCAGTCTATTGACCTGACCCTAAAACTGCTGCGTGAAGTGGCCGGTGGGGTGGATCTGTTTCAGGAATCGAAATTCCCTGGGCAGATGCGTGGTCCCATGGCCGTGCCCATGCTGCAGGAACTGCTCGATACCCAGTGGGGGAATCTGTATCGGCATTTGGGTGAGCGCATGGCTAAGGTCAAGGAGATGCGTGTAAATCGGGTGAAAGAGTTTTATCCCCCCTTTCGCACGTTGCATTACACCGACAATTCCATGAAAGATGAGGTCTTTATCTTCCAGACCTCTGAGATTCTCCGGGCCGGGACGGATTATTCCATCACGGTGGAGCGGGGCAGTCTGGTGCCAGAGATGCGGGCCTTACGGGAGGCACGGATTCGGGAACACCTGGAATCCCCCCTGAGTGTGCTCTATATCGATGAGCGTACCGGCAAGATTGACAAGGAAAAGATTGCGGCGGATCTGTCCATGAGCGATGTGGGACGTGAGGACTCCGAAGCCAAATACCGCAAGCTGGCCATGTCACTGGTTGAACGGTTATGGCAGGGCCAGCCCCTCCCACCCCAGATTCCGATGCCCTTCTGGAATCTCCGTGTGGTGATGGATGAGCTGGAATCCGAAATGGCGACGATGGAATTTCTGGGAGCCAGTCCACAGATTCAAGAGAGCTTTGTCACATTCTGGAATAAATGCCGACAGCTCTTGATGGAGGCGTCTGAGCGGCGGCAACAGGGGGTACAGGATCAGCAGATTCAAGGGGCGGTTGCACAGGCGGCTCAACAGGCTGCTGCGAAAGCTGCCGCAGAAGCAATTGATGCAGCGTTAGGGCAGTTCCAGGCGAGCCAAGCAGTAGCGCCACAAGCCCCACAGGAATTGGCGCAGGCGATGATGCAAGCGGAAGGTCCACGCAGACCACAGTAGGCTTTAATGCTATACTGCACAGGACGTGTCATACATGAACAGGGTACACGAACAGCCTTGGCTGGACTCACTGGCAAGTGAATACCCCCCAAGGACTCGTTGACCACTCACGGAGACACCATAATGGACAATGAAATCATTGAGGGCGCACCGGATGCCGGAAGTGTATCCGAGGCTCCAGTTGAACCTGACGGAACAGCAGCAGGGACACCCTGGCCCAAAGAAGTCCAGGCCGAGTACACAAAAAAGTCCCAGGCGTTAGCATCGGAACGTCGTGCCTTTGAGCAGCAACAGCAACAGTGGACACAACAGCAGCAGTATGCGCAGCAGCAACACCAGCGGCAGGCGCAACAGCAGCAGCAGCAGGCCTATCAACAGCAGGCGGCCCAGAAGCAAGGGCAGAACAAGCAGTTGATCGACCAGTTGCGGGAGATGTCCTATCTTGATGGACCGACAGCTGCCCAGGTCATTGAACGTTTGATCTCAGAGGGGATTAACCCTTTGCATCAAGCGTTGCAGCAGCGGGATCAAGCCCTTGCGCAGATGTATAAAGAGCATAAACAGATGCGTGAAGGGTTTGGCCAGCATACGTCAAAAGTAGCTGAGAGTGATTTGACGCAGCGGTTTAACAAGATGCGCGACGAACATGGGCTGCCCGATGAAGAGTGGGCCAATCAATACCTCCAAGATGTGTGGTATTCCCATGAAGGGGACGGATTGGCGACTGAATACCCGGAGATGGTACGGGCACGGTTAGAGTCTGTGCGTAAGGGGATTCGGGAGATGGATCGAGCAACAGTCCAGAAAGCTAAAGCCTCACCATTTCCTGGCAAGGGCGGGGAAGTGGCGATTACGGACGGCAAGACCGGTGGGTATAAAACCCCACAGGATCGTGCTGATGAACTCTGGCCCATGTTGAACCCAGGACAACCTGAGTAGACTGTTCCTCATGCAGAGAGGACAGGCACATGGCGAGTACCACTGATGTCATCGAAGCCCTGAAATATACGTACGGCACAGAGCAGGTGTTGTACCTGTTGAATCAGGAAGTCGTGACCTGGAATTTATTCCAGAAAATTAAGAAACCCATGGCTGGTCGTGGGCAGTTCATTATGCCCATCATGACCAAGAACCCTGGGTCCTGGACGGGCTTGGCTGAAGGCGGGACCTTACCGTCCAATCTGAACCCGGATACGGCAGAAGCGACCTGGGCGCTGCAGGAATTTGCAGGGCTCTACAACATGTCGTGGAAGCTCTTGCAGGATGCCCGCAATTCCAAGTTCGCGTTCCAGACAGCCCTGAAAATGCTGGAACAGGGCTTTCGGCGGCGGGTGCTGCGGCTGATTAACGGGGACCTCATCTCTGATGGGTTGGGGAAGCTGGGCATCATGCCTGCCGCGGATAACCAGACGACGATTACAGTGAATGCCCTCCCTGGGGTGGACATTGGCATGGTCGTAGACCTGATTGACGCTTCGGACAATGATGCTGATCTTGCAGCCTCCCGAACCGTCAATGCCGTCGATCCGATCAATCGCACGATCACGATCAGTGGATCAGCTCCGAGTGGCACGGCGGCTGGAGACTTCTTCTGTGTCGAGAACTCGACGAAATCGGGCGCGATCTATCACACCAATGGCATTCTGGGTGTGATTGATGATGGCAATCCTGGCAACGGGAACTTTGGCAACATCAACCGCTCAACCTCGGGGAATGAGTTCTGGCAATCAGTGGTGCTGTCCAATGGAGGGACCAACCGAGCGCTGACCGAGGATCTCATGATGCAGTTGGAAGATGCTGTACGTGAGAAGGGTGGAGCCAAGCTCAATGCCTATGTGTCGAACCTGTCTATCGTCCGGCGCTATCATGAACTCCTCCGCGAGGATACCTACTTCGCCATGAGCTCACCGAAAGCGTTTGGCGGGCAGGTGGGTGTTGGACGTGATGGTGGGGCCCAGCAAAAAGGGAAAGACGGCGGTGACGGTGGGACTATTTACCGGTTCTCCGGACAACCCTGGCATGTGGATCCCTACTTTGCGGCCAACACGATCATTGGACTCGACAAGTCGCACTTCTTCCTGGGACACGGGGAGAATGAAACACCACGGCCTGTGTCTGAAATCTTTGATGGCACCCCGTTCTTCCGGCAGACCACGGCGACCACTTTTGAGGTGGCGTGGTACTGGCAAGGACAGTTGCTGAGTGATAACCCAGCGGCTGGTGCGAAGATTGAGGACGTAGCCGAATCGTAAACTGAGTAGGTGGGAGGAGGAGCCGACGTCCCAGCCGGTTCCTTCTCCGACACTTCGCCAGGAGATTATTATGGGCATTAAAGCAATTGCACGGTTAGCCCCTGTTCATATTCCCTATACCATTTCAGCCGGGGAAGCAGCCGATTGTCAGATTTTTGTGGCGGACCAAGACTACGAAATCATGGATGTGCGGGAGACGCACAGTATTGCAGGTGCTGGGAGCAGTACCCTGGATGTAGGGGTATCGGCTTCAGGCACCGCAGCGGCGAGTTTGACGACCGCCCTCAGTTCGACCTTTGCCCTGGACAGCACTGCAGATACGCCGGTCCAGGCGACCTTGACTTCAACGGTGGCGAATCGGAAGGTGGATAAGGGCGAACAGATTTCACTAAACTTTACGGGGACCATATCGGCCTATGAAGGGGCGGTGCATATCGTCCTGAAACCGGTACGGACCAACTATACCTATTAAGGAGGCATATGGAGGTTTTTGATCCGGTCAAGTATTCCGTAGAGGAGAATCAGTTTTTCCTGCAGCATCTGGGCACCTCCCCTGTCGCTGTCTTGCAGGCTCCACTGCCTACGGGGGTGGCTCCCGCAGCAGTGCAAGAGGTACTTGGGACCGTCTATGAGCTGGAAGAACTCCAGAAGCATCGCGGAAATACTTGGGTAGGCACCGCCTCCATTAGTGCGGCAATTGAAGTCTATTTGCGTGAGAGTGCCAAGTGGGTTGACCTGGCCAAGAAGGGAGCCCCTCGGTTTCCGACAATGCACGCCTGGGATGGCAAAGGACGCCCACATCGGAGTGGGATTGGATCTGATGCTGGACAGGTGACGACCTATATTGATGCAGACGGCAATCGTCAGCCGTTGGCTGTCTCCCTTACAGAATCTCCCGTTGCGAGCTTTCATCCTGATTGGGTCAAGCCAGAAGCCCCGCTCCCAGATGCGTATGTAGTGGACGAGGACCAAGGCATCCTGACCTGTCCGGTTGACGGGTGGTCTACCAATTTCAAGCCTGAATCCCGCTCGTCTTTCAACGTGGCACGGGCACGCATGGCACGGCATTGCAAGAGCAGCAAGGATGAGCGGGTGCGGGACTTTGGGGAGAAGGTGTTTGGCTGACATGGGGACAATGCAGGCGACACAGGACGGGTTTCAGGTGACGCCTGCCCGTCCAACCCCACCTCCGCTTGAATCAACCCTCCAGTTCTGGCATCCCAACCGCTTCGGTGTGCGCTATGCCCCTACGGATTTTCGGGCACGGCTCTGGGCTGTCCATCCTGATCTGGATGTGACCTGGCATCCGATCAAGGAGCGGTGGCTGGTGTGGTACAAGCGTCCTCGGATTCGGCATCGGTTATGTCAGGGGTGGTTGCTCCTGCTGGTAGTGGAGGACTCAGCGCACCAGTATGTCCCCCTGGATGAACGGGTGTTTGCCGCCGTGTATGAGCAGAGCGGGTTCAAGTGGGGGAATGGTAGGCACTATTGGGCGCGGATTGAAGATGAAGCGCAGCGGGATCGAGATGCCACTGACGCGCAGCGTGAGCAGTATATGGATGATGTAGGGGCGGCTCAATGGGATCATACCAAGATCCAGGTCAGCATGTGTGGGCCCTCATCTGGCAGTAAATTCGTCAATCATCATGCGGGGGACTAGATGGGATTTTTGGCGCTGGGGTTGAAAGTACTGCCGCTGATTATTGAAGCCATTACGTGGGTTGAACGGTTTTCGACACGCAAGGGACGGGCCAAGCAGGATGCGGCAGTCCAACTGGTCAGGTCGCTGTTAGGCCTGACAGAGGAAGCCGCCAAGCGCAATCTTCTTGATGACGATCAGGTTGAAGCTGCGACACGCACAGTGATTGATGCTGTGGTGGCGTTGCAGAACCTGATTGGCAGAAACCACGAGGGTTAAATGGCAACCGGACAATCCATCCTTGATCTGATCGAGGTCATGGATCGGGGTATGGCCCTGCAATCAGGGGAGACGGGGGTCACAATGGGCCTGCGTGCTGCCAACGCAGCGCAGGATGTGTTTGAAGCCTTGCTCGCCCAGCAGCCGAATGTCTTGGGGTCTACGGTAGGGACTGTCACGACCGCAGCTGACACAGAGCAGACGACCTTCCCAACAGGGTTGCTGCGTATAGATCGGCTGCAGTTTATTGATCCAGACACCAGTCGGCCAGCGTGGGATCTGGATCGCGTTGGTCCGGTTGGGGATTATTACCAGTCCCGCCGGATGTATCCAACGCTGCAGTACAACACCGTGACGACAGGCCGTCCGGTGCGGTATTGGACGAATGGCACAAACATCTACTGGGACCCGTTGCCGGATGCGACACATACGGTGCGGTATTACGGCTTTGTGGCGGCATCAGATCTGACAGCGGGTGGTACCTTTGCCTACCCAGATATTGTGTTGATGCCTATCGCGACCTATGCAACCAAGCTCTTACGCATTGGGAAAGATGATGATGTGGCTGGTGTGACATCCACACTGGGGGAAGTCTTCACCGCCGTAATTGAGGCCCTCACCCGCTTTAACCGTGATCGGCCTCCCGGTTACGACTATCGGTATTTCCACACAGAATAGGAGTATCCCATGGCGCGAGGACAGTTTCAGACCCAATCCAGCATTAGTTCCAATACGGATACCTCCTTGATTGCTGCTCCAGGCAGCGGGCAACGCATTGTGGTGTTGTGGTGGTCGATTGATGTCGCTGTGGCAGGCACAGGGTCACTCTTGCGGCTGGAAGATGGCGCAGGCGGGGATACGTTGCTGCGCAAGGGGGGCGCGACGGTCAATGAGCGGACCTATGAGTGGTATGCCATGGATGGCATGGCGATTCATGGACTCCAGCTCTCTGACAACACGGCCCTGAGTGCGGAAACCTCAACCAGTGATGGAACAGCCACCTGGGTTATTAATGTGGCTTATGAGGTGCGGTGATGGCTGACATTCAAGTTGCCAACACCGATGCGGATCTCTCCGGGAATACCGTCGTCACCGAAGAGAACGCCTATACCATTACGGGGCTGCATACCTTCAGCCGGTCCACCAATGCGCCGTTTGCCTGTATTTCGGGCGCGGCGTATGTGCAATATCTGGATGCCGACAAGCTGGATGGGCAGGAAGGGACGTATTACCTCGCGGCGGCGAACTTCACCGGGACCCTCGCGGTCAATCAGGGAGGGACAGGGGCGACGAGTCTCACCGATGGAGGCGTCTTACTCGGAAGTGGCACGGGCGCTGTGACCGCCATGGCCGTGCTGGCTGACGGCGAGATGATTGTCGGGGACGGATCCACGGACCCGGTGGCTGAGAGTGGCGCTGACCTGCGGACTAGTATTGGCGTAGGCACAGGTGACAGTCCGACCTTTACAGCTGTGACAGTGGGACAGGTGGATATCACTGCTGAAGGGGACCTCCGCCTCCAAGACAACACGGGTGGACAGTATGTTGGGTTTGATGCACCAGCCACCGTCAGTGGGTCCTATACACTGACGCTCCCTGCTGCTATTGGGGCCGTGGATCAGGTGCTCTCCATCAACAATACAGACGGGACTCTTCAGTGGGCCACGCCCGACAGTGGCGATATCACCTCGGTGGTGGCTGGCGCAGGCATGACCGGTGGGGGCACGGCTGGGGATGTCACGCTCAATGTCATTGGCACCGCTGACAAGATCACCGTCAACGCGAACGATGTGACTATTGCCTCGACCTATGTAGGGCAGACCTCGATTACCACGCTGGGGACCGTCGCCACAGGTGTGTGGAACGGCACCGCCGTGGCTGCGGCCTATGGGGGGACTGGGCAAACCTCATACACCACAGGAGATTTACCGTATGCGTCCGGGTCCACCGCGATTAGCAAGCTCGGCATCGGGACGGCAAATAAAGTGCTCACCTCAAGTGGGTCTGCCCCGCAGTGGTCCACGCAGGTGGTGAACGCGGCCCTACCGACCAATATCGATGTGGGTGGGACGCTGGATGTGACCTCTGCGACGACGTTGGACTCGACACTTGGGGTTGTGGGTGCGGTCACATTCAACGACGCTGGGGCAGATGTGGACTTCAGGGTCGAATCTGACGACAACCAAAACATGCTGTTTGTGGATGGTGGGGAAGATCGTGTAGGGATTGGAACTGGAACACCTCAGGGCGTGCTGGACGTGACGATTGCAGGTGAGGCAAAGACGGACACTGGAGGCGTATATGGCTATTTGGGAAAATCTAATGAGGCATCAAATTACGCTGCCCTTCAACTCTTTGCAATGGGGGGAGCTTCAGCAGCAGATCGAAAGTGGAAATTTCAAACGATTGAAGCAGGTGTAGCAAATTCGGGGTCAATGGTATTTCAGCAAAGCGGCGGCTATGTTGGCATCGGAACGGATAGTCCAGCCGGACTCCTCGACGCCGGCAAAGACACCGATAGAGCCTGCTATTTCGGCAAGGGCTATATCAGCAGCACCGGCACCGACATGACTGCTGATAGGGCATATTTCGGTCATGTCGATTGTGAACATGCTCATAACTTTGCAATGTACCAAACCGCAGATGGCAACACGACGATCAATGCAATGAGTGGGCAGAGCATTTGGTTTTCGATCCCAGGCAATGTCGCGGTTGGCAATTGGAACGCGACTGGGTTGCGTATTGGTGATGCGACTGGGGCCAGTTACAAACTCGACGTAAACGGATCGCTGAATAAAACCAGCGGAACCTTCTCCATCGATCATCCACTGCCGTCCATGACGGACACCCACAAATTGGTCCACAGTTTCGTGGAGGGACCAAGGGCCGATTTAATATATCGCGGGAGTGCGGTATTGGATGCTGGCACCGCCGAGGTCGATCTTGACGAGGCAGCAGGAATGACGAGCGGGACGTGGGTGCTGCTGTGCCGCGATGAGCAGTGCTACACGACCAACGAAACCGGGTGGCACCATGTGCGTGGCAGTGTTTCAGGTAGCACCTTGACCATCGACTGCGAGGAAGTCTGCAACGACACTGTCTCGTGGATGGTGGTGGCGTGCCGCAAGGATCAGCATATGTATGACACCGATACCCTGTGGACCGACGATGACGGCTACCCAATTATCGAACCGCTGAAGCCGCTTCCTAACCCAGATCCGCCGCTATGATCTCTATCTCCTGGGCTGAAGTGGCCGCGATTGTCTCGGCGGTGTCGATTATCACCGGCTGCGCGGCCACCTATGTTCGGCTGGCTACAGTCAATGCCGTGCGGGAGATTCTCAACGAGCGCCTCAAGGACTACATGGGCAGAGAGTTAGTCGAGACGCGCTTGCAGTATTTGGGCACAGAAATGAGTTCGGTGCGGAAGGACATTGACTCCCTCACGCACATGGTGCAGCAGCTGAAACAATGACGCACAACGATTACTTCATCGCGATTCAACGGGCGCGTGATGCCTATTTTGCTACCCTAGGGCGGGAGGTAGACGATAGTGGGTTAGCAGAGGCGCTCCGTTTACAGATTGAAAAGGGGTATACCTACGACCAACTGGTTGAATGGCTAGAGGGGAGCCCTGAATATCAGCGGACGCATGCTGTGCCCCCAGTCGTGCTCCCTGATACAGGGGCTCCACTCCCCGTAATACAGGGACAGCTTGGCGTGGATGGGGTGGCCTTCCGGGATGACACAGGGCGGCGTGTCCCCTTGTTCTGCCATGCCGGGGACTTGCTCATGCTGTTCGTGGAAGGGCGTGAGCGCCAGGATACAGCGCTTGAGCATCGGGTACACCAGGCATTTACAGATTTACGTGACCAGGGCTATGCAGGACTCCGGTCCTGGTGGTCGATCCGCTGGAGTGGGCAGCCACATCGGTACTGGGGGGATCGACGGCTGAACCCCTCCAATGACGCGCATCGACGGCTGATAGTGGAGTGCCTGCGGATTGGGTCAGAGGACTATGGGCTGCGGTGGCATCTGGCTTTGGGATCGGCGGAAGACGTGCCTGCCCACCAGATGACCGAGGCGTGGCACTGGATGGCCGAGGTGGTAGCCGCGCATCCGCAGTGGTTTGCCCTGATAGAGGGCCTGAATGAGGCGTACCACACAGGCGAACCCAACCCAGACGTGGTAGAAAAATGGGTCAATATCTGCCGGAATCGGAACCCCACCGTCCTCCATGCGCTGAGTGCGGCGGCAGGGGCTGGCCACAGCGAAGAAGTGCAGGAGCTTGAGAAGTGGACACCCGACTGGCAGCAAATCTATCTCGTCCATGCCAGCCGTGCGAATCACTGGGGGGATCAGACCCGGCATGCGTTTTCGACAGGCTATAAACGGGGACCACGGCGGCTTGGGTGGAGCGGCGAACCGCCTGGAATGCAGTGGAATGGCTTTACCCGCGTCAGTGGGATGAATCATCCTGAGCAGTGGACTGAACACCCCTGGCGCTATGCGTTGTATTTAGCCCAAACAGCCATCGCTCGCCAGATACCGACCTTTATGTGCAGTCATGGGGTCTGCTTAGAGGGGCGGTTCCGCGATGCCCCCGCCTTTGGATTGGCTCCTCGGCTGATTAGCGATCTCCCACCTGATGTGATGGCCTATGACGAGATATTTCATGGGGGTGAGACGCATCAATCGAGGCGTACGATTCAAGCGCCTCTGCATTGTCGGGCTGATCATGTCAAAAAAGCGACGGGGGAGACGGTGATTACTGTATACCCTGAACAGGTTGGTATTGCAGACGTGGATTTGGTCTTTGATCGGGATTGGCACGGGCGCATCCATGATTACCTTGGCTACACTGATTGTGCCGTGGTGCGGGGGGCACGGTTACGGCGCAACATTGCGAGTGGGCTGCTACTCGTTGGCAGGGAACTCTAATGGCCTATCCGATCCAGACACAAGTCTTCTCGGTGTTCATGGGGACCCAGGAGGGGATTCATTCGGTGGCGCTGCCAGCGATTTACTCCTCCTCAGGCTCACGAAACCTGTGGATCGATAAACTGGGCCGGGCCAAGAAGATCCTGGGGTATGCCAAGCAGAATACGTCGGCTGTGACCACGAATACAGGCGGCACAGCGACGTTAGTGCGTGCCCTGCGGGCCTATCGACAGACTGGAGCCTCCTTTACACGTCAACTGGTGGGGGTTTTTGAAGACGCCACGGATGAATATGAGTTGTGGTACAGCACCAATGACGGGACAAGCTGGACGTTCATTGCAGATCTTGGCAGTGGGTCAGTCGGGGCGATCCCGGATTTCGCGCAGGTGGGCAATACCCTATTCTTTGCCAATGGCGTAGTGGCTCCTCGGGCGTGGAACGGCTCTACGTTGTCCACTGCTGGAGCCACAAGCCGCTCTCCGACCATCACTGCTGCCGTGAATACGGCAACAGGGGTGCTGAATGGCAGTTACTCGTGGAAACTGGTCAGCCTGGATGGAGCCGAGACGCGCTCAGCTGGCGCAGTGACCTCCAATATTATTCAGACGCAGAACGAGCAGGCGAATCTGTCGTGGACAGCAGATAGCGATACTGATATCACGGGGTATGAGTTGTACCGTACCTCGGGCACAGGGGCGACGTTTTACTTTGTCACGTTCATTGATGGACGCACCACGGCAAGCTACACCGACAATACGTCAGACCTGGATATCCTGGAAAACCGTCTTTTGCAGGAGCATGGTGATGCCCCAGCCACCGGATCGTATTTCTGTGCGCCCCACATGCAGCGCCTCTGGTGGGGACGCACCGACACCAATCCCCGCCGTGTCTTTTTCTCCGATCCTGGTCTTGCCGATCAGGTGGGGGCGACGAACTACCTCGATTTTACAGATCAAAGCACCCTTGGGGATGTCATCACCGGGATGGTGGGGGACTTCGACAACACGCTGGTCGTGTTCCTGGAACGTTCTGTCTGGACCGTGAGTGGAACCGGGCAGATTGTTAGTGATGTCATGGACTGGGACCGCACAAAGTCCAATGCAGTGGTGGGGGCTGTGGCTCAACAGGCTGTTGTCCAGATCCCAGCCGGGGCTGTGTACACTGATGCGTCAGGCACACAGGTGACGACGCCACGGTCCATGCTGGCCTATTTCACCCCCCTCGGTGATATTCGGCTGTTTGACGGGCAGCACGATACCGTAATCTCCACCCCAGTCAAGGAGACCCTCAAAACATTCTTGTATGCCCAGCGTGCCAAGATTCATGCGGTGCATGACATTGAGAATGCGCATGTGGTGTGGTTCTGGCCAGGGCCGACCCCTGCGGGGGGACGGGCTGAATGCACACAAGCCGTGGTCTGGAACTATCGCTGGGGGGTGTGGTATGTGTGGCCTGATATGCCCATGGCGGCTTCCACTATCGTGGATACAGCCAGTGATACGCAGGTGCTCCTGACCGGCGAAGCCCAAACAACCAAAGGGGGCTTTTGTTATCAGTTCTTTAGTGGCGACAGCTTTGACGGGGAGACTATCCCGGCACGCTGGATGACGAAAGTGATTTACGGGACCGATAACTCCTGGAATTCGCGGGCTCCTCAACAGTTAATGGCCTATATTAAACGCTATCGCTGGTTGGATCTGATTGCCGAAGCTGATGCTGATGTCACGCTCACGATTGAATGGATGAGTGGGAGTGCCTCAGATGATGCCGTCAGTCGAGGGGCAGCCAGTAAGAGCCTGGAACCGATTGGCTTGCAGTTGATTACAGCTGACGGCAATGGGATTGACACGTCGGACGGCAGTAATATCACGATTCCGTATGAGTCCGTGCAGAAGATTATCAACATGGAAGGCACCAACGGGGATTACATCCAGGATGTGGGCTGTCGGATTCGGATCAGTGATGATGCCGCGAATGGGAGTTGGAGTCTGGAAGGCATGACCCTGGGATATCAGCTCTTACCAGGCGCGACACGGAGACTCTAATGCCCGCCTCAGGCACCCGGCGGTTTCTCCCTGCCCTGAACTATGCGCAGATTCGGGCAGAGGCAGGCACGTTCACGGAACGGGCGCTCCGCTCGCTCTATTTTGGGATCCAAGATAGCCGTCGTCGGATGCAGCGGACACGCAATGCCCTTGAAGCGGCTGTCCAGACCGGCCCTGTGACAGATCAGCAGTTTCTGGCTCCCAGTCAGGCAGTCGCCAATGCAGGTGTGCTCCAACTCCCCAAGTATGTTGGTGGATTGGTGGTTGTGCGCTCCACAGACAATGTAGGTATCTTCCTGGTGGATACGGGGACGGTCACAGCCTTACATGATCCAGATTCAGCCTTTAGTGTCTCAGTCGATACCTCATCCAAGGTGAATGTGTACTGGTCTGCCGCCAATGCCCGCTTTGAACTCCAGAACAATAGTGGAGGGGCGCGTGCAATCAGTATCACTTATCTAGGGGCTGCATGAGCAGTGCTATACTAGCCCTTGGGGTCTATGCCTGAGTGCACGATCCGTGCGTTTGAGTCGCGCGACAGTGAATGGTTGCGTGAGTGGTATGAGGCCGATCAGACAGGCATGGCTGCCGTTATGGGCAAGCCCCTGCCAACAGCAGACGACTGTGTCAAGGCGTTCCAGGTAATTTTTCAGGGCGTACAGGCACAGCAGTCACAGTTTTGGATAGTGGAGTGTGACCAGGAGCCTTTGGGGTTCTTTGTCTTGACTGACATTCCCCCTACCCAGGATGTCGCAAGCGTGCATGTCTTTATTGATCCAGCACAGCGACGGCACAGTCTACGGGCGTCACGCGCCTTTGTTGGATTTTGCACAGCGCAAGGATTTCAGCGGTTAGTGGTGGTGACACGAAGTCGGGCAGCCCATGCACTCGCGAAGCATGTGGGCTTTCGACCTCCAGTCGCTAATATTTTAACGCTTACATTGCCAAACTAAAGGACTGCTTATGACTGGCGCTGAAATGGCCTATGCCATGCCCATTCTCATGGGGGCTATGGGGGCCATGGGTGGGGGTGCGGCTCGGAATCCAGTGGACAGCCCTTTTCTGCTTGAGCCATTTGGCGGGGCTGAAGGAGAGTTCCTCGATCCACGTCGGATGCTGACCCAGAACGTCAAAGATGTGGCGTTGCTGGGCAGTCTGCTTGGGGAGCGGGCAGCAGCGCCTGTGACACTTCCTGGGGCTGTTGTGCAGCCGACACGGTGGTACAGCGGTGGGGGATTGCCGTTTCCCATGGGGAACACAGGCCTGGATCCAGCGCTGTTTCAGCCTGCTGCGCATCAGTATCGCGCAGGGCTCCAGTTTCCCCAGCCTACATTTCAGGGACCTGACCCAACGGCGACACTGGAGACAGGCATAGAAGGGTTAGTGGATGGCGTAGATTACAGTGTTATCCCTGACTTCGCTCGGCAGGCCGGACTGCCAACAGACACAGATAACTGGCTGTTTGGGGCTCGACGTGGCGCTGATACTGACGCGATTACAGATCCAACGCGGTTCAAAGAGACAACGATCCTTGACCCGGCGACGGGGAAGGTGCGCACCTTGGGACCTTTTACCCGCGAAGGGCTTGATGCCAACGTGCCTGGATGGGATCAGGCGTTGGGTGGGGACATGGGTGGGTATGCCCCTCGACGAGCCTCGACAGGTGAGGCGCGTGATTGGACGACGCCTGAGGGCTGGCTCGGTGGGGCACAGGAAAGTGGGCCACTGCCTGAGGTGGGTGGGGGTGTGCCACGGTTGATGGCCAATCTGGAACTGCTCGGTGTAACAGCTGATCCTACGACTGGAAATCTAGTGGATCAAGGCCCAGCAGAGATTGGGAATCTGGCCCTGTTTGCAGGCAGGAACAATGTACGTCGGCGGTATCCGGCAGGCCCACAGCCAGGGACAGGATTGGACACGCCAGGATGGCAGCAAGCTGATGTGGGGGCTCCCTTGGCGGTGCCGCAGGCAACAGCGCGGCCAGGGACAGGGCAGTGGGGCTTGAATGCACGCACATTACCCTTTGGGTCGACCCAAAAGAAGGGACTAGCCTAATGGCGCGACGTGTACCTGGGATGGGAGGCGCGGGACCAACAGGGTTTGAGGACTATCCGGACTGGGAAGGCTATGCGGATGCGTGGCCTGGGACTGCAGCCACAGATCCTACCGGGATCCCTCCAGCCATTTCGTCTGACTGGACAACGCATTTTCGTCCCGGTGATATCCCTGGGGCCTACGACCAGTATCAGGACTGGTCACAGGGGGAGGGACAGGACCCGCTCCCGCTCGACCGGTTCAACGACTTACAGTATCAGCAGGGCGTTGGTCCGATTCCTGACGCGCCTTCCAGTGACCCGGCAGCTCTTGCGAGCCAAGGCTATGGGCTGCAGTTTGATCCGCAGTCCACCGCAAATACCGGCTGGAATCTGAACTACGACATTCTCAATCCGCAGGGGCAGCGGACGGGGTTTGACCTGTCCTCGACGGGTCCCTATGAGCACTTCCCGTGGGTGCCAGGTGGGGCAGCCTACACGTCGCCCAACCAACAGGGCGTAGCTGACAACCAAGTGATAATGGAGCGAGCCGACCATTCCGTTGCATCTCTAAACGATCAGCGCGAATGGTGTGTGTATACCGGCGGGACCTGGAATGGGGTGTCGTGCGATTCCAAGACTGCCCCAGATGCTGGCGCGTTCCCCGATAAGGAGATTGAGAGTACCCGTGGGGATGATGGTGATGCGATCCAGACCGCCACAGACTTGCCAGATCCCTATGCAGGGGACTTGCGCGATGATCCCTCCATCACAGATTACCCCTTTGCTGTCCCAGAACAGCAACTGATCGGGATGACACAGGTGGGAGATGATCCCATTTCTGAGTTGATCAATGCCAGTCTGGCCTCCATGGCCTCCACAGGCGGGCTTGCTGCCACGCCCTATACAGGGCAAACGCAAGGGGCGCTGTCCGACATCATGGCCCATGGGGGTCAGGGAGCCGAGATTCCAGGGCAGAGTGGGTGGGAGGCGCAGAATCAATTCTCCCACCTGATGCAGCAGCAAGGACGTGGGGCCGAGCAGGAGTCTGCGTTGGGGCAGGACGTGCAGGCTACCTTACAAGACCTGCTGGCCAGTGGGGGACAACTGCCTGCTGATGCCCAACGACGGGCGTTGGAGATGGAGACGTTGCGCAGTCCTATTGACGCCTTCCGGAGTGCCCAACTAGCACAAGGACAGGCTGAACTGGCCCGTCGAGGCCTGTTGGGGCAAGGACCTGAACTCGATTTCATGTCCCGACTGGAAAGTCGCATTGCGCCCCAGTATGCCCAGGCTGGTCGTGACCTGGCCCTGGCAGAGGCCCAGCGGGCAGATCAGCGCTTTACGACTGCCTTGGCCACAGCCCAGCAAATGGGACAGGGACAGGCCCAACGACGCGAAGCGCAGTATCAGAACGCCTTGAATCAGGCAGCAGCCCAGGGGGATACAGCAGCCCTCCGACGGGAAGATCGCTTGGCTAACACACTGCAGTTGGCGACAGGCATGTCTGAGGCGCAGAGTCGTAATCTCTTGGCGACCGCACAGACCTGGAATGATCGGCAGCAGATGTTGTCTGATGTGGTGCTCCAGAGTATTGATCGGGACCAGACGTGGAATCGGTTCCTGGCTGAGTTTGGGCTTGATCGAGCCCAGACACTGGACCTGATATCACAGGGACGTATCAATTCGCTCCTGCCACTTTTGCAGCAGTTCATGGATCAGATTGAGATCGCAGCTACTGGTTTCGTGCCGTATTACCCGCAGGAAGAAGGACGGTATGGGCGGCAGGTTGGGGAGACGACCGCGACACGCCAAGACGCCGCAGACTTTTATACAGACCCGCGAATCGGGAATCAATAGGACCATATATTATGCCCACTGAAACTGATCCTGTGACTGGGAAAACCATACGCCGTCCCTATCCAGGGGAGCCAGGATTTGGTGCAGGAGCGCCAGTGTCTGGACCCCCACAGCCCACAGGGAGACCTGCCCCTCCAGCTGGGCCTCCACGTCGGCAGCAGGGAGGACGCCCCCCAGAGCGCCAGATTATGCGGGGGCCTGGGGTGCCTGCGCAGGATGCCCGTGTCGGGCCTGAACTGGGGGGCGATCCAGCAGGGCTTGGGCACTATGGGGCCAGTGGGGCGGTACCTGGGGTGGCACCTGCAGGGGCTGTCACTAGTGCCAGTGTCTTGCCGCATGAACGTCGGCGTCGAGGCGTGTTCAGCTAATGGCTGGGAAACTGCCTGTGCGTCGACGGCGACAGGAGCCTGAGGACAATGGCTTCAACTGGACAGGAGCCCTGACAGGGGGCTTGGCTGGGGCAGGGAGTGGGTATCTGATGTCCCAGTTGATGGGGGCTGAGCAGGAGGACCCGTTGGAGGAAGGGGTGCTTGGTGACTGGGGGGCTGCACAGTGCCAGATGAGTGGGGGTCACTGGACAGGTGAGCAGTGCATCGATCTCAGCACTGGACAGCCGATCTATCCACAAACGCTTGACCTTGGGAGCCTCATGAGGCGCAGGCAGGAGAGACCCTAATGGCTAGACTGAAACGCCGCACGCGCCGTCCGCCCTACCAGGGTGCGGCTCAGCCAGGCATGCTGGAGCAGATCATGGCAGGGCTGAAGCCTGCGATGGGCATGATGCCCATGCTGATGATGCAGGGCATGCAGCGGAAACAGGCACGGGCTGACACGCTAGCAGACAGGGCACAGGCAGAGCGAGATCGTATTGCGGCTGAACTGCGGCAGGAGGGTCGTAACATAAGTGCTGCAGAGCGTGCCGCTACGCAGGAAGGTATGGTGTACCGTCGGGGACAGGAGCAGGAGGCACGGAAGGCGGCTAGTGCCTTGACGCCAACACAGTCACCCGACGCACAAGCGCTGGCATTGGAACGTATTCAGCGGCAGTTTGATGTGTCTCCTGATGTCCTGGGCTCAGCTGAAAATTGGCTAACAACACCACCAGAACGTGTCGAGGCTGCCGCACAGATTCCTGGCACAATGGATGCACCCACGCTAGCGATGGGCGATATAGCGGTCCAAGAAGCTATGGGGCGTGTGCATATGGACCAGCCACTGACTGAGCAGATAGGCCCACCGACGAGGGAAGGGATGTTGGCACCCCTAACTGAAACTATTGCAGGGGAGCGGGTACGGGAAGCTACACAGGTGGCACAGGAGGCAGCCATCCGGGAGCTTGAGCAGCAGATTGGCACAGCAGGAGCCGAGACAGGCGCACGAGCAGCGGCCAACTTCCCGTATCAAGTAGAGCTACAGTCTCAGGCTGGCAGAAGTGCGGCGTGGCATCAGGCCATGGCTCAGCAGGCTGATCCGGGGGTAGGTATTCCTGTCCGGGTAGGCGGAAGTCAGGGGAATGCGGTCTCCGCGCCCTATCTTGTTGCCAGTGCTGATAGTGGTGAAATTTGGGAAGTGCCTAAGAACTTTGAGGGGATGTGGCACACTGTAGGGGCTGTGAATGTGCCAGGGGGTAAGTATCACGGGATTCCCTATGTATCGTACAAACCTATTCCACAGGCTGTGACAGATGAGCAGCTAGCGGTAACAGAAGCGACGCAGGAGGCAACTGGAGCCACGGGAATAGAAGTAAAGTCGACAGGCGACACTGCCCTCCCAATGGGGCGAGCAGAGCTAGGGGATCTGGAGGCCAGGTTTGCGCTGCCAGTCCCTGGTGTGGGTGACATGGACACCTTCTTGGGGCTAGAAGAACTTCGGAACATGCGTAGCTGGTTCCAACCGATTACCCGTAATGTGCTTCCAGGGCATCGCCGTTTCCGTCAACCATAGGATCCCCCCTCATGCCACAGACTGTGCAGCAGCAGGCAGCGCAAGCCCTAGAACAGCTTATTCAGACAAATATTCAGGCAGGCATGAGTGCTCGGATTCGCCGCATGCGCCAGCGAGTCGAGACTGATGCGGTCCTGGCTGCCCAGGTGTTACGAGAATTAGGGATGCAACCAGTGGAGGCCCCAGTAGCCCCACCACCGACAGCTCCCACGCCTGCTCCTCCGCCTGATCGTACTGTGGAAGAGGAGCTTGCGCTCCCGCCACAGCCGGTACAGCCCACACCACAGCCCCTGCCACAGCCAACACTGCCTGTGCAGCCGCCACTGCCTGGCGTCTCTCCGCCGGGACCGCAAGCACCCATGTGGACTGGGCGGGATTTTAGTGGCGTGTCCAAGGCTCCCATGGAGGAGTACCCCGAGTGGATGCAGCATGAGATGGTGCAATCTCCCTGGAAGTATCTCTCTGGGGGATTTCCTGCGCTCATGCGGGCCGGTGATTGGGCAGCCACTCGGATCGATCCGACTGTCATGCCTCGGACGCAGACGGTGGGTGATCGAGGAGATGAGCTGCCAGCGTGGGAACAAGCCATGCGGTGGAAGTCTGAGCCCACGTATGACATCCATGGAGCACATGAGATGGGCACCGCTGCGCCAGGGGCGGCAATCTCTCCATGGTTCAATCCGGCACAGCAAGGACAGGCTCCTCCTCCTGACTGGACAGGCACCGATCTTGAGTGGATGACAGGAGAACAAGGCCCGTTCTCAGGGGCAGGATTTCGGCGTAAGTTGGCCACGGGTGTTCAACAGCTGACAGATCTCCCAGCCATCCTTGATGTCATCGGGTTGAAGCGGCCACTTGTACGGGCAGGGCAGGCACTGGCACGCGGAGGGGTAAATCCGCAATTCGCCAAGCAGACAGCGCTGGGTAATGTGCGTGCGTTGAAGGAAGCACAACTGCAAGGAGCAGCCCTTGCACCTCCAGGCGAGCGTCTTGGGACAGGCCGACGGCAAGCTAGAACACAGGCCGAGCAGGTGCAGGCGGAAGCAGCGCGTGCACGCAACGCACGGATGGTGGAGCAGGCTACGGAGGAGGTCCAGCAGGGGAGAGACCCTACTGAGACGCTCATCTCGATTGATAAGGGAGCTGCAGACGATGCGCTGCACCCCTTAAAGGAT